CGCTGTAAACGGGGCCTTCGTTTCCTCGGCCAGCCGCACACACGCCTCAATCTCCTGCGCTCTCACGCAGTCAATCAACTCCCGCAGTGCCCTGCTGGGGGCGAAGCCGTAGGTGTTGCACAGTGCCTTGAACTGGTCGTCTGTCATTTGCTTCGCTCCTTCAGCATTGCGTCTGCCATCGTGTATGCGAACGCAGCCACCTGATCGCAATCCAAATCTTTGTCCGTGCGAATGGACTCCATGATCGCCGGGTAAAACATGGTCGTCATCGCCTTCCCGGCGAACCAATCACGCAGGGTCATGCCTGAGTAAATCTCCCTGGTCTTTTTGGTGTCGTCATCAAAGATGAGCGGGAACGCCGGTCCTCCGGTATCAGTCATTCTTCACCTCCATCAATAGCATCACCCGACGAACTGCGTCGGTCAGGTTGAGCCAGTCGTTCCAGCCGGTGATTTGTTTGATGTTTACCTGCACTACGTTCTCGTCCACCAATTGAACCGTGGCAACGACACCCATGTCGTTGACTATGGACGCATGTGTAACTTCGACTTTCATTCCTCAATCCTTCCCAAGAGATTGCACACTTCCCGGTAGACGGACTCCATGACCTGCCGACTGTTGGCATCATCTCCGTGTTTCAGGTGGGTGCGAAGCTGGCTCTGTACATCGCTCAACGTCAGGTAAACCTCACGGCCATGCAGAGCAACTCTGAAAGATGACCCTTCCTCATCTGTGTCAAATGTCAGTGTGGCTTTCATACGAAGTACCCCACAATAACCCCGGCACCGACAAGTGCCAGGACAACAATGACGAGCTTGCCGAGGATCTCGAAGCCGCTCATGCTTGGGTCTTCTCGTTCACACGCCACCGGGCAGGGACACGCTTTGCGCCCCTGATCACATGGCCCGTTGCAGAAGGTGTAGTGCGGCAGGCTGGTCGGCTCGGTGCCGTCGTTATATTCACGGTCCATTTAAACGTCCTTTCACTTTAAGACGCCCCTCCAAGAAAGATGTTGGCGGGGAGACAGGTTGAACGCGATCTCATGTTCTGCTGCTTGTTCGGCAGTGTGTTCACCCATGCTCCAGTTTCGACCATCCCAGTAGCAGTACTGCACACTAGGAGTCTTTCCATAGAAGTACTGCCGCTGGTAAACGCCTGGGCGCACGGGGTACTCAGTGCCCTCAAACCAATGGGTCACTGCAATCTGTTGATCTTCTTGGCTAGTAGCCATTTTTCTCCCAATAAAGTTACGGATCTGATCCACTTCCGAGCGTTAGAACGGTTGACCTCTTTGGGGACATGGGGCACGTTCCACAGCTTCAGTGCGTGGCGAATGAGCTGGATCTTTGTCATTTGTTTCTCCTGATAGGTACTTTGCACACTCAGGCAAGGCGCAGAAGAATGCACAATGGATGCCCGCGTGAATGTGCGCCTCCAAGGTAGCCACACGCTCACGCAACGCTTTGTTCTCTGCTTCCAAGTTCATCTTGCACCTCCGAGTGACTGCATGGTAGGATAGAACCTGCCTGCCAGCAAGTAGGTGTTTATACCAGTTGCATCAAGACAACAGGAGCAGACAATGAACGAGCAGATGAGGAACCTCATAGCCACTCTGTACCAGCACAGCACGTTGGTCCCCGTGGTGCAAGTCCCCAGTGAAGTGTTCCGTAGGATGGCTGAGGCAATGATGCGCCAGAGGCCAGAAGCGGAAGACGCCAAGATCATCAACAAGGAAGCTGAATGAAAACATTGAATCTACAAGCCATCATCATTGACAAGGGCACACAGTCCCGCGCACAGATCAGTGAGGAGACCGTCACTGACTACGCCGAGGCGATGTCCGCAGGGGACACCTTCCCGCCGATCACTGTCTACCACGATGGTGTGGATTACTACTTGGCTGACGGCTTCCATCGTCTCCACGCAGCGCAGCGCCTGGGCCGTGCGTCCATCCAAGCCGATGTGAAAACTGGCACCCTGCGTGATGCAATTCTGTTTAGCCTGGGCGCGAACCGGGACCACGGCCTGCGTCGGACGAACGCAGACAAGCGCAAGTGTGTCCAGACCCTGCTGGAGGACTTTGAGTGGGGTGAACTGTCCGTCAATGAGATGGCCCGCATCTGCGGTGTGTCACCTCAACTGGTGGCGGCGGTCAAGGCCGAGATGGACGGCGGGACCAAGGTGAGCAGCGTTAATTTTAACGCTCCGAAGAAAGAAAAGAAGCCCGTCAAGCTGGACACCGTGATTGAGGCTCCCGTAGAACCTCGCATGGACGAGGCAGTGCAAGAACTGTTGGCCGAGAACCAACGCCTTGCCGACAAACTTGCAGTCAACGCCCTCCCCACCGAGGAGGAGAAGCAGGCCGCGACGGACACCATCAGTGAGTTGCGGGAGCAGATCCGCATCCTTGAGATTGAGAACCAGTCTCTGAAGATCAGCCGGGACACCTATCAACGGGAGAACGCTGAGTTGAAGAAGACCGTGGCTTCGTTGCAGCGCAAGCTCAAGAAGGAAGAGTAATCCAACAGCCCACGCTGGCGGGCTTGTATGCCAGCAGGAGAAACCATGCTTCAACTACGCGACTATCAAGACGCAGCTATTGACATGCTGCGCGACGGATTCAGAGACGGCCATCAAGCACAAATTTTGTACCTCGCCACGGGTGGAGGTAAGACTGAGGTAGCTATCAGTCTGCTTGATGCGGCCCGCAGGAAGGGCACCCGAGCGGCCATGCTGCTTGATCGAATCGTCCTCTGTGACCAAACCTCCAAGCGGCTAGACAAATACTCCATTGACCACGGGGTACTTCAGTCTGGACACTGGAGATATCGGCCACATGAACTGATCCAAGTCTGTTCGGCGCAGACGATTGAGAAACGAGGAGAGTTCCCTGGCCTCTCCCTCCTGATCATCGACGAGTGCCATCAGACAAGATCAGCCACGCTGGAGTTCATCAAGAACAACCCGCACATCAAAGTCATTGGCCTGTCTGCATCCCCATTCACAAAAGGTTTGGGGTCCATCTATTCCCATGTCGTTTCCCCAATCACCACTAAGAAACTTGTTGAGGCTGGCTCTCTCGTTCCTCTCCGCGTGTTCGTGGCTAAAGAGATCGACATGGAAGGTGCCAAGAAGGTAGCAGGTGAATGGTCCCAGGCAGAGGCTACATCACGCGGCAAGAAGATTACAGGCGATATCGTTGCTGAGTGGGTGAAGAAGACCCATGAGATATTCGGCAAGCCCGAGAAGACTATTGTGTTCTGTGCTGGTGTAGATCATGGAATTGATTTGCAGCAGAAGTTCCAAGAGCAGGGATATAACTTCGTATCTATATCCTATCGTGACGATGATGACTTCAAGCGAGACATCATCGAAGACTTCAATAAGCCTGATTCCAATATCATGGGGCTAATTGCTACCGATATTCTTACGAAGGGTTTTGATAGTCCTGCTGTGAGAATAGGTGTATCTGCTCGGCCATTTAGTAAATCATTATCTTCGCATATCCAGCAAATGGGTCGTGTGATGCGGCCATACCCAGGAAAAGACTTCGGTATATGGCTTGATCACAGCGGAAATTACATTCGTTTCAGAGAAGATTGGGAGGATGTATTTGAGAATGGTGTGAGTGAACTGGAGGATGGCAAGGAGAAGGCGAAGAAGGAACCAGACGAGAAGGAGAAGAAGGAAGCTAAGTGCCCTGCTTGTGGAGCTTTGTGGCCCCGTGGGTCAGACACCTGTGCCCACTGCGGGCATGTGCGAGAGAAGAAGAGTCTGGTCCAGTCAGTCCCCGGCATGATGGAAGAACTAGGTTCCATGTCCAGGGATGACAAGCAGAAGTGGTGGAACCAAATCCAGTGGAAGATTAAATTTCACGGCTGGTCTTCTGGTCGAGGTGCCCATGTATACCGGGAGAAGTTTGGCGTCTGGCCTCGTGGGCTGGTTGACGGAGTGCCTGAGCCTCCAGGCCCTGCTTTTGAGAAGCATGTTCGGGCGGGTCTGATTCGATACATGAAGGGGAAGCGATGAAAGTTCTTGTTGCATGTGAATACAGCGGAACAGTCCGCGATGCGTTCATCCGCGCTGGGCACGATGCGGTTTCATGTGACCTTCTGCCGACTGACGTTGCTGGCCCTCACTATCAAGGGAATGTATTAGATGTGATTGGCGATGGCTGGGACTTGATGATTGCTCATCCACCATGCACTCACCTCGCAGTTAGCGGGGCGCGATGGTTCAAAGAAAAGCAGAAGGAACAAACTGAAGCACTCGACTTTGTGCGAGTTCTGCTCAATGCGCCAATCTATCGCATCGCGCTTGAGAATCCAGTCAGCATTATTTCTAGTCGTATAAGAAAGCCAGATCAGGTTATCCAGCCCTGGCAATTTGGGCACGGAGAAACCAAGGCTACATGCCTATGGCTAAAGAACTTGCCTTTGCTGCAGCCCACAAACATCGTTGAGGGGCGCGAGGCTAGGATTCACAGAATGCCGCCTAGTCATGATCGGTGGAAGGAACGCAGCAAAACTTACGCTGGCATCGCCGCCGCGATGGCCGAGCAGTGGGGCATGTTGTCAGAAGTTCAGATGGGGTTGTTTTAATGGACTTCCTAACCTTCTGCCGTGCTCATGGCATCCTGATTGACAAGCTGCCTCCGTTAGGTTTGTGGCGGAGGTATCCAACAGAGGACCATCCAAGGAGTCGAAATGGGGCAGTAAAGTGGATGGGAGAAATTGGCTGGGCACAAAATCACGCTACCCAGGTATCAGTCAGCGT